TCTATCGCTGGCTGCGGAATCCGGACTTTGTCGCACTGGTGAATAGTCTGGTTTCTCAATATGCAGACGCAGAACTTGCAATGGTCTGGAAAGCTTTGTGCCGCAAAATACAGGACGGCGATATGCAGGCAATCCGGCTCTATTTTGAACTAAGAGAGCGAGGCATCCAGCAGAAAGCAGAATCGGAACAGCAGCCGGAAAAGCAGACATCCAGACTATATGATACATTAGGAGGCAACGATGGAACCAATTACGAAACTTTCACCGAAGCAGAAACTGGTGATGAAATGGGCACATCTGCCACAGTATCGGGATAAAAAAGCAATCATCTGCGATGGCTCTGTACGTTCCGGCAAAACCGTTTCTATGATTATCGGCTTTGTACACTGGGCAATGCGATTCTTTGATGGTAAGAATTTCGGAATCTGCGGAAAAACCGTTAGCAGTACCGAACGAAACATCATCACACCGCTGCTTTCAATGGTGGATATTACCGATTATTATGATGTAACCTATCGCCGTGGCGATAGCCTTCTGACCATTCGGGACGGTGAAAAAGTCAACCGCTTTTATGTGTTCGGCGGCAAAGATGAAAGCAGCTATACACTGATTCAGGGCATCACGCTAAGTGGTGTCCTTTTTGATGAGGTTGCACTGATGCCACAGTCGTTTGTCGACCAGGCAATCGCCAGAACGCTGTCAGAACAAGATGCACGGCACTGGTTTAACTGCAATCCGGAATCCTCGGAACACTGGTTTTACAAGGAATGGATTTGCAATACCAGACAAAAGAAAGCCATTCATCTGCACTTTACCATGCAGGACAATCCGATTTTATCACCGGCACAAATTGCCGATGCAGAAGCCTCGTTCAGTGGTGTGTTCTATGACCGGTATATTCTGGGGCTGTGGTGTGTGGCGGAGGGGCTGATTTATCCGCAATTTGACAAGGAAAAGCATGTCAGACGGCTGGAACATCCGCAGGGGAAATGGTATATTTCTGTGGACTATGGCACACTGAATGCGTTTTCTGCTGGATTATGGTGCTATGATGGACACACCGCCTATCGGGCTGCGGAATGGTATTACAGCGGTCGGGATACCAAACAGCAATTGACCAACACCCAATATGCAGCGGCAATCAAAAAACTGGCTGGAAATCGAAAAATAGAATCCGTCATTGTCGACCCATCTGCTGCCAGCTTTATTGCAGAATTGGTACACAACGGATTCCATGTCCGTAAAGGTAACAATGATGTATTGGAGGGCATTCGGCGAGTTTCCACAGATTTGCAAAATGGAAAGCTGCTCTTTTCGCCAAGCTGCAAAGACTGCATCCGGGAATTTTCCCTGTACCGCTGGGACGAAAAGCAGCAGAAAGATACGCCACTGAAGACAAACGACCATGCCATGGATGATGTCCGGTATTTTGTCAACACGATTTTGCACGGTGGTGCAATTCTATACGATGTAAAGGGGGGAATTTGATTGACAGAATCTGAAATATTATCTTTCAACAATCATCTCTATTTATACAACAGCGGCTATTATATGGAATCGCCGGACGCACCGCTGACGGTGGAGCTGTTGCAAGAATGGCTGGAACGGCACAAACAGGACTGCATTCGGTATCGTTTTCTCAAGGCAATGTACGAGGGGCGGCATCCGATTCTATTCGCCCCCAAAAAAGAAGATTACAAGCCGGATAATCGGATCGTCTGCAACTTTGCAAAATACATTGTGGATACCCTGAACGGCTATTTCATTGGGAAACCGATCAAGACTGTCTGTGCAGACAAATCCATTTCGGCTGCGATTGAACAAATCGAACGGTACAACGACCAGGATGACAATAATGCGGAACTGTCGAAAATTTGCAGCATTTACGGATGCGGCTATGAATTTCTGTATCGGGATGAAATTCCACGGCATTGTATTACCTACCTGACACCGCTGGAAGGATTTGTGGTGTATGATGATACGGTTGCCAGAAAGCCGCTATATGGGGTACGGTATTATTACGATAAAGATAACGTCATGCATGGCAGTGTTTTCACAGAATCCGTGGAAATTCCGTTTTCGGATGCAAACGGTCTGCATTTTATGGAAGAAAAGACACACTTTTTCAAAGGTGTGCCGCTGATTGAATACATCGAAAACGAGGAGCGAACTGGTGCGTTTGAGCATGTGGTCAGTCAGATTCTTGCCTATGACAAGGCGATTTCGGAAAAGGCAAACGATGTGGATTATTTTGCAGATGCGTATCTGAAAATTTTAGGGGCAAAGCTGGACGAAAAATCCTTAGAGCAGTTAAGGCGGAATCGCATTATTAACATGGAATCCGAAATTACAGATCAATTGGTCGTGGAGTTTTTGGAAAAACCAAACGCCGACACCACACAGGAACATTTGCTGGAACGGTTGGAAACGGAGATTTTCAATTTGTCGATGGTTGCCAATATCAGCGACAAGGAATTTGGAAACGCCACTGGCAATGCCCTTTCGTACAAGCTGCTTTCCATGGACAATCTCTGCCGGATGAAAGAGCGAAAATTTGTTTCCGGTATGAATCAGCGTTGGCGGCTGCTTGCAAGCGACCCCATTTCCGGTATGCCGGCGGATGCCTGGATGCAGCTGGACTATCAATTTACCAGAAATGCCCCCAGAAATCTACTCGAAGAGGTGCAGACCGCTGCGGCAATGCAAGGCATTACATCCCAGAAAACACAGTTGAAAATCATTTCCGCTGTGGACAACGTGGAACAGGAACTAACAGAAATCGACCGAGAAAACGGCACAGTGCCGGAAGACGCCCTTCGTGCAGACAGGATAGACGATGGCACGGAATAATTCGGACTACTGGAACGACCGAAAGCAGCAGTTCTCCGCTTCTCTTGCAAAGGATGAAAAACGGCTGTTCTCCAAGCTGGCAGCGTACTATGAACGAGAAGCAGCAGCGTTGGAAAAGCAGATTGCCGCCTACTACACGCAATATGGGGAGGATAATGTACTTGCTTATCGGCAGCTACTGCAAACACTGGATGCGGCAGAGGTGCAGCTATTGATGCAGGATTGCAATGCATTTGCGGAGAAATATCCGGAATATGCGGATTTCCTGCCAGTACGGGAGAGCATTTACAAGCTGAACCGCTTAGAGGGGCTGCAAACGTCTATTTTGTTGCAGCAACTGGAAATCGGAGCGGTGGAACAGGAACAGCTAACGGCATTCTTTTTGAAACAGGCGGCACGATATGCGAATTTTTCTGCGGAACTGCTCGGATTCGGAGAACAGTTTTACCGAATCGACAGCGATATGGTTAAAAAGGTGGTTGGCAACCGCTGGTGTGATGGAAAGAACTTTTCCGAACGCATCTGGGACAACCGGCAGAAGTTAGCACGCACGCTGCAAACGGAAGTGGTCAACGGCATCATTCGGGGTGAAAATTACCACACGCTTGCAAACAATCTGCGACAGAAATTCGCCAGTGTTTCCAAAAAACAGGCGGAACGGCTGGTGTATACGGAAGATACGTATCTGTCCTGTGAGGCTGCCATCACGCCGTTTGAAAAAGACCCCAATTTTACGCAGTATCGGTTTGCCTGTACCATGGATGGCAGCGAATGCGATATTTGCAGGGCGTTGAGTGGGCAGACCTTTTCCATCAAAGAACGGACACCTGGGACAAACTTCCCGCCCATGCATCCGTGGTGCCGGTGCTTTTTTGACATTGTGGTGCCGGATTTGGAGACGATGCGGCGGAATGAGAAAAAATCGGCTGAAAATCGTTCCCATTCAGATGCGATTTTGTTGACAGATAGGCAGGATAGTGGTATAATAAAAACAGATGAAAGATTTGAAATTCATCCAGATAAAATAAAAAAGTTTTTGTTGAAACCAGGTGCAAAGCATTCAAAAGAATTCTTTGATGTTGGTTATACGCCTGACGATTACGAATTGCTTTTTGATGACATTGCATCGAATTTCAATATGGACGCAGCTTTTGCACGCATAGAAAAGCCAGATGGTTCTATTGATTTTTGCATTTATATGGATTTGGGTGTAACAAAAAAGAAAAATTTTAAAGTAGTTTGGAAAAAAGATAATCCAGAAAGTAAACCAAGATTGATTACAGCACATCGAGAAGGGAAAAAGCATGTTTGATTTATTTGAAAAAGTTTTAATAAAGGAGAAAAACATTCCCGGAACAATTGTAGATATTACAACGATAAAAGGCAAGAAAGTAATCACAGTGGAAAGTGATATAGAGGGAAAACAAGAAAATGGATATGGCGATCGGTTTCCTTTATTTGAATGCTGCGAAAGCGAATTGCAGCAATTAACTACGGACAAAAAATAATTTTTTTTGAGGTGATAGCATGGCAAAGGATGATTATTTTAAGATTGTGTACGCAATCCTTGTGGAATTATACGATGCAAAAAAGAGCGGCACAAAAGTTGCTTTAGATGCCATTCATCCAGAGCGGTTTGGCATTCCAGTTAGCTACTGGATGGATATTATGGAAGAGCTTTTAGAGGCTGGGTATATTGGTGGTTTTTCCATTTCCAGCACAAAGACGGGAAGATATTTTTCTTCTAATTGGTCTGATGACATAAAAATCACTATGGCAGGGATTCAGTACTTACAAGAAAATTCCAAAATGAAACAAATGTATAATATGGCAAAAGAAGTACGGGATTGGATACCAGGAGTATAAACGCCGCTGTTTACCAGCATCATAAAAGACAAATCAGCATCCGCAAGGGTGCTTTTTTCATGCCCATTTTACGAAAGGAGCAGCCATGCAACTCTTATTTTTTCATGCGAACTACTGTCCGCCGTGCAAACAAATGCAGCTGATTGCGGCACAATATGCAGAACAAACCGGCATTCCGCTGTATACCTTCCGGTCGGATGATGTGTACGGCGGCAATGCCATGGCACGGCAGCACCATGTACATCACATTCCCTGCCTGATTCTGCTCGGCGAGGACGGCAGAGAGTTGGTCAGAACCGAAGCCCTGCACACACTGGACACGCTGCACGCAGCATTTGACACCTATCATCAGAAAGGAGTACCTATCACATGAACGAAGACACCAAAGACACCAACGTGACCGAACCGGCAGAGCCTGCCGCAGCAGAGCCGCAGAACGAACTGGCACAGCCGGCAGCCCTGACCGCTGAGGAGGTTTCCAAAATGATTGCGGATGCGGTTTCCGGTCTGGAACAGCGGCAATCCGAAGCCAAAAAGCTGGCAGAAATGACCGACCAGCAGCGTGCGGAAACGGAGCGGGATCGCTATAAACAACAGTTGGAAGACTTGCAAAAGCAGGTCGATGCGGCACAGATGCAGCAGACGGCAAGGGGAATTCTGGCGGAAAAAGGCATTCACTTGCCGGATTCGCTGCTTGCCCAGATTGTCACCACCGATGCCAAGACCACAAAAGAACAGGTCGAAGCCTTTTCCAAGCTGTTTACACAGGCGGTGGAAGAGGCGGTCAAGGAACGCCTGAAGGGCGAACCGCCGAAGCGTGGCACGTCTGCTGGCATGACAAAAGAACAGATTTTCGCCATCAAGGACGATGCAGCGAGAATCAAAGCCATCAATGAGAATATGAATTTATTTGTATAACAGGAGGAATTTTTTATGGCAGTACAGGAAAACACCAATGTCAGAGCCGATTTTGCAAAGGCACAGAGCATTGATTTTGTGACACGATTCAACGGCAGCATTACAAAGTTGCAGGAACTGCTTGGGCTGACCCGCAGAACCGCAATGTCCAATGGGTCTTTGATTAAGACCTACACTTCTACGGTTACCATGGCAGACGGTGACGGCGTTGTGGCAGAGGGCGATGTGATTCCGCTTTCCAAGGTGGAAACCAAGCTGGCAAACACGTATGAACTGAGTTATAAGAAGTATCGGAAGGCAGTCACGATGGAGGCAATCCAGCGTTCCGGCTTTGATGCGGCTGTCACAGAGGCAGACAACAAGCTGATGAAAACCATTCAGGCGAAGATTCGTGCGGAGTTCATTCAGTTTCTGGCAACTGGTACCGGAACGGCATCCGGTGACACGTTACAGGCGGCAGTTTCTAACGCATGGGGAAAATTGCAGGTACTCTTTGAAGACGATGCGGCAGGCAGTGTCATTGTGCTGGTCAATCCGATGGATGTTGCGGACTATATCGGCGGTGCTTCCATCAGCACACAGAATGCCTTTGGTATGACATATTTCAAGGCATTTACAGATGTTTCGATGATGACCAATGCCAGTGTGCCGCAGGGCAAGTTTTATGCCACGGTTGCGGATAATATCAACCTTGCCTATCCGCTGGTGTCTGGCGGCGAAATCGGAAAGGCGTTTCCATTTACAACGGATACCACTGGTTTGATTGGCATTCTGCACGACACGGACAGCACCAGAATGAATTATGAAACCACCATTGTAACCGGTCTGACGCTGTTTGCAGAACGGTTGGATGGCGTAGTGGTTGGCACGATTGGAGCATAAGGATGACGCTGCTCGAACAGGTACAGATTCGCCTGCAGGGAGAACCAAAGGCAGACGATACCGCACAGCTGCAAGTTTTATGTGACCTTGCCCGTGTGCGGATTTGCCTGCGGATACGGGAGCCGACTTTGCCGGCTTTGCTGGAGCCGATTGCTGCGGATGTGGTGGTAAAGCTGTTCCGCCGCTGGAACTATGAGGGCATTGCATCCGAGGGAGCGGATACGATTTCTACCACCTTTGTGGAAGACATACTGGCGGAATATGACGAGGAATTTGCAGCCTATCGGGAGACCAAGGAAGAGGAAGCCGGTGAAAAGGTGGTGCGGTTTCTATAATAAAAAATCCGGTTTGCCGCTTGACAAATCGGTGAAAATCGGGTATCATAAACATAAGGAGAGCATACCGATAGGCGGTCGCTCCCAAGTGATTAGGTTTTAGAAATAACCGTCTCAGTGTGGTAGCAGGGGCGGTTATTTCCGTTTATTATAGTAAATCATGTACAAAAACGAAGCTGCTGTTACCAACAGCATTCCGAGTTGAATCAGTTGATCCCATGTAACGTAATTTTCCATAATACCACTCCCTTCCGGGAGCGTGGATTGACCGCCTACCGCTTTCTGGTATGCTCTTGTTTGTTATCATACCAGATTAGACGGAAAAAGTCAAGAAAATCAAAAAATCAGCATCTTCGGAAACGGAGGTGCTTTTTTGTACCCAAAAGGAGGATTTATGCGATATTTTCCCATCACGCTGCTGCAAGCCGTTTCCACCGGTGTGGATGTGCTGGGGAATCCCATCCAGTCTTTGCAGCCGCTTTCTACAGACAATCGGGGCAGATGGACGGAATGGACGGCGGAGGAAATGCAGCTGTTGGGGCGGGATGTCACACAGGCACAGCGAAAACTTCTGACCGATGCTCCATTGGAAGCCTGCAAAGCCGCTGCTGCAGTGCGTGCCGGAAAAGAAGATTATCAAATTCAAACCGTCAAAGACCTGCATGGCCGTTGGCGGCTTTTGTATGTAAAGAGGTGGCGGCAGACATGAGAATCCAATTACATGGTGCAGAACAGCTGGCGAAAGCATTGTATCAGAAATCCCAGACGGATTTTACAGCGATCTGCAGACGAAACACCACGCTGCTGTTCAACCGTGCCAGAGCCAACACACCAGTGGCAAGAAGCACACCATGGCACACAGGCGGTTCTTTGCGGCAGAGCTTACGAGCAGAATTGCCGTCCGGAAACAGTACGGGGCTTGTGGGCTATACGATACACTATGCCCCACATGTGGAGTATGGGCATCGTACCAGAAACGGCGGCTATGTACAGGGACAGCATTTCCTACAGCGTTCTGTGGAAGCGGTACAGCCCCTATTTATTTCGGATTGCAAGGAGGCATTGAAAAAATGATGCTGCGAAAAGTCGGTTTTGCAGAGATTGCCGCTGCGGTGCTGCAAAATCTGCGAACCAATACGGATTATGCCTGCTATGATGCCGTTGCACGGGATACGCCGTCTCCTTTCCTCTTTGTAGAGGTGGTGGGAAAGCGGGATGCCTCCAGCAAGACATTATACAAGGAAATCTTTACGGTACAGATTCATGCAATTGCCACGCCAGGCGATGCCAGAACGGAGATTTACGGCATGATACAGGCGGCAGAGGAATCTATGACGGAACGGATTTCCATGCCGGACGGCATCACGCTGGTCATGCAGACGGAAACCGGTGTGCAGTCTTTACAGCAGGATGAAACAAACGAATGGCACGCTGTGCTTTCCTATGAAATCATGGTGAGCTATGGATTGAAATGTAAGATTTAAGGAGGAATTTTTATGCCAGAAACAACAAATACAGCGATTTCTGCAACCGCATACGACAGTCAGGTCTATTGCCCGTTTCCGGACAGTATTGCAAAAGCAGGGCAGGACATTATCCTTTGTATTTACAATACAGATGGGTCGAAGCTGCTGGCAGTTTCCGGACAGCAGGGGTTGACCATTAACCGGAGTGCGGATACTGTAGATGTTTCCAGCAAGGACACAGCGAACGGATGGAAGGCACAGCTTGCCGGTACAAAGGAATGGAGCATTGACAATGACGGTATTTACATCATCAGTGCAGAATCTCACCAGCTGCTTGGAAAATATTTCACAAATGGCGATCTGGTCTGCCTGAAAATCGTGGACAAGAAGGAAAATTACAAGCCGCTGTTCGGTGGTCTGGCGTCCATCACAGACTATACGTTGGAAGCACCGTATGATGACAGCATGACCTACAGCCTTTCCTTTGCTGGATACGGCGAACTGGTTGACCTGACGGCTCTGGATACGGAAACTGCTGCAAAAGTGGTAGATAAGCCGGAAGCATAATGGAAACTGTAGGTCAATTTCTTATGGAACAACTTCGTGGAAAGCGTTCCACTGGAACGTTTTTAAGATAGAAATTTCTGAAAAATAATAGAAAGGTTGTGCTTTTATGAAAACATATACACTGAATGAAAAGGAATATCATCTGCATTACAGCATCGGACGAATTGAACAGATTGAAAAAATTCTCGGGAACAGTGTGACCGGTATGATGATGGCAATTGCAAACAATCATTATCCGTCTGTTTCGGAACTGACCACCCTGTTTTCCTACGGCTTGCTGTCTGAAAATGGCGAATACGCCCCGCTCAAACTTGCGAAAGCGTTTGCACAGCAGCAATTGCAGGAAAATGGCTATCTTGCCATGCTGAATGATGCCATGGAACAAATCCAGGAGGACTGCGGTTTTTTATTCCAGTAAGGCTTGTGGCGTTCTCCTACTTTGGCGGAGCGGAAGAACCGCCTGACCCAGAGCGGGAGAATTACCGCGAGGCTGCGGATTTTGCCTTTTTTGCGGTGCAGTTCGGCTATACCAAGGCGGATTATGACGCATTGACTGGAACAGAAAAAGCGTTCATTTTGAAAGCCTATGAAGAAAAAGTGGTTTCTGATAGCAATTTACTTGCCGGTGCGGTGCTGAATGCCATTTCCAATGCGTTCCGAAAGAAAGGAAAACCGTTTCAGAAGCTGTGGAAGAAAAAACCGAAGCGTGCCAATCGGGAACAGCAGCAAGCAACCATCTCGGAAGTATTGGCAGCCGATGCCAAACAAGGAACGGCATGGATTGACGCCATCTATGCGGCAAATGGACGAAAGCGGAGAAAGAAGGTGGAATAAGTGGCGGAATTTTACTGTTATGCAGAGCCAAAAAGCGGAATCCGGTTTACCGATGCAGCACGCATCGTGGAAGCGGCTGCTCATGAACCGCTTTGCTTGTCTGGTGGGTATCATACCGGCGATGACTGGGGCTTATACTGGACAGATTTTTCCGTCACAACGCCGGAAGTGGAAAACTATTCCGTCAATGTACCTGGCAGACATGGCATTCTGGATTTATCGGAAGTGCTGGTCGGGCATCCGGTTTACAAAAACTGCACCTTAACAGCGGAATTTGTGGCAAATATCAAAATGGTGGACTGGCACAAATTGTATCGCACCATCCGGCGTGCCATTCACGGAAAACGGATGTGCATTGCATTGGATACCGACATGCAAGCGGTGTATGTGGGACGTTGTGTGGTTTCCTCTGAAATGGCGGATGCCGTACACTGCGTATTTACCATAACTGCTGATATTGCCCCCTACACCTACGGAAATTGTCCGAAGCAATATGGATTTCTATGGGATTGGACGGTATTCCAGGACGAACCCTTGCCGAATCCCATCCTACTGGACGAAAACGGAGAAGCGGACGTACTCCTTGCAACAAGCGGCACACAGACCGCCCGTTCAGATGATTCCAAAATCCTATATGGCAATGTGGATATTTATACGGAACAGGACTGCACACTGACGATTCAGGGCGATTTGGAATGTCAGCTGACCGGGATGGGAGACAGCCAGTATTGCAATCAAAATGTATATTCCATTCCCGGTGCGATGTCCAAATCGTTCCACTTTTCCGGCGGAACACCTGGCACACAGCTTGCAATTTTTTGTCGGTATCAGGAGTTGTTGTAAATGTATTATGTATATTCCTATTTATTTGATGATGCATCGTATAATGAAGCTACAAAATCCTACCTCGTGCAGCCTCGTGTGCTGCATGCTCCGAATCTGGATGCTTTTCTACAGGATGCCGTTTTAACGATGTCCATGAATAAGTCCGGCACGTTTACTTTTACGATTCCGCCGGACAGTCCGTATGCGGAAAACATTGCTGTCATGCGGAGTTTTCTCACCGTTTATACAGACAAGCCAAAATCAACCTTTCTCTGGGCTGGCAGACCCATCAGTGTGGAAACAGATTTGTATGGAAATTGCACTTATACAGTGGAAGGACTGCTGTCAATTCTGAATGATGTTTATTTCGCTCCATACAAATTTGGCGGTGGTCATCTAGATGAATTTATGAACAAAATGCTGAAAGCACTGAAATGGTATAAAGAATTTGGTTTTGATGTTGGCTTTGATCCCAAGCTGCCACAGGATGAACCCGGGAAAACCTATGTATTTCCGGATTATGCACCACCGGATTGTGTGGAATTGGCGACCTTTCCGGAAATGGAAGAGAATGATTTTAGCCATTCATTGCTTTATGTTAATAAATACATAGAAAACGGTGGCAACGGAACGACAGAAGAAAAACGCAAGCTGACACGATGGTGGAACAGCTACGAAACCATTATGGACATTTTGCAGACCAGAGTTATTGATTACTTCGGTGGATTTCTGGAGATTGATGCGGTAAAATCCGGTGCCTTGCGAGATGGCTTTTTCCATTTGCGGTATCTTGACCCAGAAACGGAAGAAAACCGGCTGAATCAGACCATTGAAATCGGGAAAAACGTGCTGGAAATTTCCAGTTCTTACACCGCAGAAGATTTTTATACGACATTCATTCCCGTAGAAATCGGTGAGGACGGAGAAGAAACTACGCTGGAAAACAAGGAGGATATTGGTGCTTCCTCCACTAATTGCTTCTGGACATATTACTACGGCGGTTCGGATGGAATCTTGTACCCCGGGAATTATGTCATGTGGAGAAATAATCATACACAGGCAAACTTTGACAAAACTTTTCCGACCAATCTGGTGGTCAATCACGGTTTGTATCAGAAATATGGGATGATTTGCAGGAAAATCGAATTTTCCTTTGAGGATGATGCGACCTATGAAACCAAAAAGAACACCGTAGTGGATTTTGCCATGATAATGAAAGCACCACAAGCCACCTTCACCGTTCGGGCGGTTGATTTGAGTATGGTGGAATCTGGTGTGGATTGTTTTCGCGTGGGCAGACAGGTAAAGGTCCTTTGCCCCTCGCTAGGGGTCGAGGAATGGATGACCATCGAAGAATTGTGCATCCGTTTGGACGACCCAACGAATTGCACGGTTACACTGAACGGAACACTGGAATCTATTTCAAAACTGGTTGCAGGGAGGTGAAAGACATAAATGGCAGATTATACGCTATCGGCGAAAATTACAGCGGATTCCAAAGACTTTGAAAAAGGCATGGAGTCTGCCAGAAAGAAAGCCGAAGATGTATCAAAAGCATTGGAGCAATCTGGAAACAGCTATAAAGCAATTGCCAAAGAAATGGGCATTTCTGTTGCAGAGTTGCAGTCTAAGATTATGAAACTGGCAGCAGAATATAAAAAATCTGGTATGGAACAGACAGATGCAATTAAAAAGGCACAATCTGAATTTGGATATGTCAAAAAAAGTGTAAGTGAGGTGGGAGATGCTGCAAAAGAAACTGCCAAAGAGACGAATTCTGTTGCAGATGCATTTCGGCAATGGTCATCCCTGTCCCCTACGGTAAAAACTCTAAAAGAGAATGTTTCTTCGATGATGCAGGCATTTCAAAACAGTGCTGCTTATACCGCTTTACAGAAAATCAAGTCGATTGCCAGCACCTTAACGGCACCATTTCAAACGGCTGCAACTGCTGTTAAAAACGCATTTACTTCTGTAAAAACATCTGTTACCAATGTAACATCTTCTGTCAAAAACGCAATTACACAGTCGAAGGCATTCAAGACAATATCGGCAGAAATCAATGCCATCAAGCCGGTTTGTTCTGCTGTTGCAGAAGCGATCAAAAGTGGCTTTCAGACAGCATTTTCAATTGCAAAAACAGCAGCGAATGGATTCAAAGCTACTGTGGAAACGGTTGTTTCTGCGGTGCAAGGCATTGCAACTGCCGCTTCTAAAGTTGCATCTGTAGCAAGTACAGCGTTTTCTAAAATTGGAGATGCTGCAAAGAATATCGGTTCCAGTCTGCAATCTGCCGGCGATGCAATCAGCGGATTAGGCGGAAAAATCACAGCGGTGGAAACGGCTGCTGCCGGTCTGGCAACTGCCGGACTGAAAAAGGCAACCGATTCCGCCATTGACTTTGATACACAGATGCGGAAGGTGGGAGCAATTTCTGGATCGACAGAAGAAGAATTGCAAGCCCTGCGAGCATCTGCACTGGAATTGGGGGCAAGTACCTCCCTATCCAGTTCGGAAGTGGCAGAAGCTATGACGGAAATGGCAGCAAAGGGGGCGGATGCCAATCGCATAATTGCCGATATGCCGGGGATCATCTCTGCTGCGGAAGCATCCGGCGAAGATCTGGCACTGGTGGCGGATACCGTTTCCAATGTATTGAACACATTCGGAGAAAGTGCCGGAGATGCGACCCATGTTGCCGATGTGTTGGCAGAATCTGCAAACCGTACCGCTGCCGGTGTTTCGGACTTACAGTATGCCTTCAAATATGCGGCTCCGACTGCCTCTGCATTGGGAATCAGCATGGAAGAGCTGGCGGCTGCAACCGGTGTCATGGTAGACGCTGGTCTACAGGGCGAACAAGCAGGCACGACATTGCGTTCCATGTTCGTTTCCATGGCAAAGCCAACGGACAAGGCAAGAGAAGCCATGGAACAGCTTGGGATTTCTTTCTTTGACAGCGAAGGCAAGATGAAATCCATCGGGCAAATCATTGCAGAATTGCAGACGGCAACGGCTGGACTGACGGATGAAACGAAAGAAAATGCACTTGCCACCATTTTCGGGACAGAGGCGTTATCCGGTTTGCAGACCATGATGAACGCAACACCAGGCAGCATTGAGGAAATGACCAACGCGTTGCAGAATTGTGACGGTGCTTCTGCGAAAGCATCCGCTGCCATGAAAAGCGGTGTCGGCGGTGCGATTGAGAACATGCAAGGGGCAATCGAATCCTTTTCGATTACAGTCGGCACGGCATTTTTGCCAACGATACAGACCGCTGCAGAAACGGTTGCCGGTATTTTTGCTGCCATGACAACGGCTTTCCATGAAAATGGGTTTGTCGGTGCGTTGGATGCTGCACTGAACCGGATTCAGGCACTGGCACAAGCCGGCACCATCGCCCCGATTTTCGTAACGATTGCCGAAAAAATTGCGATGGTGCGGGAAAAAATTGCAGAATGGCAGGATGCCGGCGTGCCGATTGAAAAGATTGCGATTGCAGCGGCGGCACTGGGTCCTGCGTTGATGGCAGTCGGAAAAGCAACTTCCATCATCGGTGGTGTGGTTGGTATGTTTGGCAAGCTGTCTTCTACCGTTGGAAGTGCTTTCGGGATGCTGTCAAAGGTAACTGGCATCATCGGTGGGATGTCTGCTCCGATTCTGATTGTGGTGGGCAGTATTGCGGCTCTGGTTGCTGGATTTACATGGCTTTACAACAGCAGCGATCTTGCAAAAATGGAAATGCAGAGTGCATGGAAAGAAATACAGGCTGCTATTCAGAGTGTGGTAGATGCAGTGTTGCCATCTCTACAGGCTTTATGGGGTTCGTTACAAGAGGCAATTACCACGATTTTACCGCCATTGCAGCAAATGTTGCTGTCGCTGATACCAGCAATTACAATCATTATCGAAACAGTTGGACAGCTTTTAGAAGCCATTCTGCCACCACTGATCGATATTGTTGCACAGCTTATGCCAGTGTTTGCACAGATTATCACATTCGTTATGCAATTGGTGTCAGCATTGGCACCACTGATCACACAATTCATTCAACAGATTATGCCAGCCTTGACACAGATAATTGCTGCAATTATGCAAATCGTAGAGAATTGTATGCCATTTGTGATTGCATTGGTAGATGCAGTCATGCAGATTTTAAATGCCTTGATGCCTGTCATTACGACATTACTCGGTGTGATTATTGATTTTGTTGCTGACACATTAGAAGCATTGGCACCAATTATAGATGTTGTATCTGATATTATTGGTACAATTGTGGAAATTGTCACGCCACTGCTTCCCATCATTGCTGACATTATTTCAGAGATTATTGCTGTAATTACACCGATTATCAAGACGATCTCTGATATTATGGGAAAAGTATTTGATGCAATTAAGGATATTATTGATGCGGTAAAGAAGATTTTTGATGGATTGATTACTTTTTTCGAGGGTGTGTTTACTGGAGATTGGAAAAAGGCATGGGAAGGCATCAAAGAGATTGTAAGCGGTATCTGGGACGCCATTTGGGGTGCTATTAAGAGTGTCATTAATTTGATTATTGGCGGCATCAACACATTGTGGAGTTTGATTTATGGTTCTGTTGCAGCAGTAGTCAATTCACTTGGTGCTCTTATAGAAGGCATTGGAGATGTGGTTGGAGCAGACTGGGGATTCAGTATGCCATCTGAACCGCCGCTGATTCCTTACCTTGCACATGGTACCGACAACTGGAAAGGTGGATTTGCAGCTATCAATGAAGGCGGCAGGGGCG